TTGTCCATAATCCATGTAAATGTAAAATTCATTATTGTTCTCCATTTATAATTGCCGTGGATGTTTCCCGATCAATCGTTAAGTATCCAAAACAGCAAACATTCCAGTCTACCCCATTATCCTCTTTTTCTCCAAAAGATGGAACGTTTAAACGAAAATTTTTCACCAAATATTCTTTTTCGTTCTCAAAAACCCTCCATGCGTGGTCGAACGTTCCTCTTCCGTTCGCACCTCTGTTTTTGTTATAACGAATTCTATATTTGTTCATATTATTTCTACGTTTGGTTGTATTTTCATATTTGCAGAAACAGCAATATTAATGTGAATAAAAGTTAATGGGATTTCTTCAGTATTTTTTTCAAAAGAATGAGGTAACCAAGAATTGCTCAAAATTAAATTTCCATTTACTGGTTTAAAGTTAATCATATTGCTTGCATGAGTTGCAATACTAGGATTTTTTTCTGGAAGACTGGTAATTACTTTAGAATCTCTTGGGTCATGAAATATAACTTTTGCACTATCTGGGCAATTTAAAAAATAGAACCCAGAAAGAATAGCGCCATTATTATGTATATGCCTATCTATAGAAGAACCTTTATGATGCTCTTGACACCACATTTCAGTAAAGTAAGTTGACAAATTATCCATTGCATACCCTTGACCATCCAAAATATTCCAAGCGGTCTCACCAACAAATTTTGCAAAATCTGTTAAATTTGGATGATTGTGCATATTTTCCGTCATATACACAGGATAGTTTGAATTTAGATCAACATCATTTTTTCTATTTTTTAAAAAATCATTAGATATTTTTCTAGTGATATTTAAAAATTCTGGTGCATCTACTTTATAAACGGGCGCTGAAAAATAAGAATAAGCGCTTATTGTTTGACTTGTCATCTTTTTATTTAAGTTGCACCAATTTTTTTTATGTTTTAATAATAAAGTTAATACCAAGGTATGGTGGTAAGTTTGCATTTGTACCGCTGACACCAGCAGTATTTACAGAAATTCCAGTAAAAGCTGTATCGGTACTATAGGTTTGACCAGATCCGGGAATAACTGGACCACCCCCGTATGAAGTTCCAGAGTTGTTGACTTGAATAGTGTGAGCATGACCCGGATCAGAAATACTGTGGGTATGGCTTACAACAACAGCATCTTTAGATCCACCTGTTGCTCCAATAGAAGAGGCAATTGTGCCAGAACCAATTGGAAAACGATCTTGGTAATTAGGCAAATTAAATGTAGTAGTACCATCGCCAGTACCAAATGTTGTTCCAATTACAGAATATAAACCAGCATATGTTGTACGAGAAACAGCGTTACCATTACATAATAAATAGCCGCTGGGTGCAGATGCAGTGGGCCACATTAAAATTTGACCAGAAATAGCTGATGTACTATTTGCCACAAATGCGGTTGTTGCTAATTTTGTAGAGTTGTCTCCAACTGATTGAGTTGGAGCTGTAAATGTTCCAGTAATTGAGCCAGAACCTAGTGAAACTGTCCCAACAGTAGCTGTAAAATTTCCGCCAACAGATAAGCTTCCAGTATCGGTTACTCCAGTGGCTGATAATGTTCCATTAACTGTAAAGTTACCAGCAGATCCAGTAGTTGCTGAATAAAATCCAGCGCCACCGCCGCCAACGTTAGATGCGTCACAATAACATTGAGCCGTGACGTTTGGTGGGATTGTTAAAGAAATTGTGCCACCAGTCGCAGAAATTGTTAAACTTTGACTGGTTAGGTTGGCAATGATGTACCATTTGTTTTGCAATGGCGCAACAATCGTTACTGTGCCAGATGGACTTCCATTAAAAACCAATGTTTGATTGCGGGCATCGTCCGATACTCCATTAAAATTAGTTAATGTGTAAGATGACAATCCTGTCAAAGAAATGGCTGTAACACCAGTAATTGCTTGTTCTAGCAATGTGCCTAAGTTATTGTTAGTAGTTGAACCCCATACCCCTGATTGGTCTCCGGTTCCAATCAAAGCTAATTTAAGAGACGGCGAAAAAGTAGTTGTCATAAAAAATCCTTAATTCCCAACGGTTAAAATAACCCAATTTGAGCTTTGTGCATTATTAATTACTACAAAAGCAGGGTTTTGACTATCGTTTATTTTAACCCATCCAGAGGCATTTGGGATATCCCCAATACTCATTGCCTCATATTGCGTTGCTACAAAAGAAGCTATAACCGTTGCCAAACCCTGAGGATTGATGTTTTCTGCAATGGTAGATACAAATGACGCTTTTACAGTCTGTACATCCGCAATAGAAGAATTTTCAATAATTATGAAATTCCATGTAAATGCTTGAGAATCTATAAAAGAAGCAACTTCCGTAATGCGAGTAGCAAATGTTGCTGGACCTAAAGGCGAATCTGAAAATCCAGAAATGCCTTCAGAAATATTAACAAGTGCAGCATTAATAACAGAAGCAGCATCGGCTAAAACAATGTTTTCTAAAATTGAATATACAAAAGTACCAAATCCAGTGGCAGAATCTGACAAGCCAAAATTTTCCGTATCAGATAAATTCCAAGTAAATGTTGGAACATCAGCATAAGTTGCTGTTTCCACAATTGCACTTAGATATGCTGCGACAGAAGATGGAACATCTAAAGGCTGAATATTTTCAAAAACTGATCCAGAAAAATTACCTACGCTATTTATAGAATCAGCCGAATTTAAATTTTCAGTAGCAAAAGCAAATGATCCAAAATTTATTACATCAGCTAAAGTTAATGCTTCAGCTATAGTGGTAATAAATGTGGCAACTACAGCTTCGCTATCTGTTTCAGTTGTAATGCTTTCAATAATGCTGGCATAAATGCCGCCCAGAGTATTAAAAGGCGCTTGCGAAAAAGTAGTTATGCCAAACATTATGTGCCTATTATTTATTTATTAAATATATTTGCCACCAGCCCAAGCATTAAAAAATACAGTACCATCCTCCAAAGCTTCAATTTCATGCCATTCGTTTGCAACTAAGCTAACTGGCTGAGATGCTGGAGTAATTATTACTTCCCGATTTTCTTTACGAATTATGCAAGATCCAGCGCAACAAACTGTGGCATGAGCGAATAAATGGTTATGTTTAGGCAAGCCTTCGCCTTTATTAACGTGCCAAACAGCTATGGATCCAGCATCGTATTCAAAACTATGTGTTGGTTCTTTATTGATAATCATTTAAATTATTATTGTTCCATGAGTTTTTGGCTGATTTTGAACAGCTTGCGCTTGTTGCATTTCTATTTGCGCTGCTGCTTCAAGTTTATTTTTTTCATACTGTTCATTAAATACAGAAATACAAGATTCTGCCCAATTTGGTAAAACATTAATTACTTCAATATTTGAGCCATCGGAAAATTGAATCCAACCAACATTTGTTTTCCATTGCAAAGAATGAACATTTTCTAAAATTCCTGTATCCGAAAAATCAAGATCGGTTAATACACCGCCATCTAAATATACTGCTTTATCTTCAGCAATAATTGTTAAATTCATTATACGTTTACCCAATTTGCTTTTGGAACAGTGGGCCAAGAAATATCACCAGCTACAGGATTAATTACATATTGCCTTACTTGATTCCTATAAACAACATAATCAGCGGGATTACCTAAATACGGATTTGATTTTGTTGCATCGCTAACATCGGCAATGGTTGCCCAATCGGTTTGATACAGCAAATTTTTAGCAGTTATTTTGTTTTTGTCTGCAGTAGGCGGAGTTGGTGCTGGCGGTGGTTGATGTGCAGCATCATAGGCAACCTGCCACGCTGCGAGTGCATTGTTTGTCCAGTCAGGAAGAACTGTAATATCTTCGTTTGGTTGTGATCCATTAACAAATTCAATAGAACCAGCAGTATCAAGCCACTGAATTGCATGAACATCTGATGGTGTTCCATCCCATGTTAAAGCTGAATAACATTGATTATCTTTGCAAACTTTTCCATCAATCGGAATAATAGTTAATTTCATTCATTTTCTCCAATTAATCTTGGTTCGTTAACTGAAACTGTACTTATTTTTGCAGTTTCTCTTAATAATCTTTGAGAAGCTTCATTAGCTTTTACCATTTCATTTCTAAAACTTTCCACAGCAGCACCAGTCTGTCTTTCCATTTGACTATGCTCAACAAGCAACATGGGCAACCAAGCTACAGAACAACCCCATTCATCAAGCTGTTTTCCAGTATTTGGATTAGTTCCTTGAAGTTGAATAAACCAAGCACAATCAAATAGTTTGCATGGCTCAAATTTATTGAGCGGGCAATTCATTTTGGTTTCTACTTTCACTTTTTCCCCTTTAGTTTTTAGTTGCAATAATATGGTCTACATATTGTACTGCTAAGTTAATTGCAGTACCGCTAAATGTTGGCTGTGTAAATCCGTGGCTGTGTGAAGCATTACATCCTGTAGAATATGTAGTAAGGTAAACAGTTTCTTGTTGATAACTACCGCCACCAGCCAAAAAGCCTCCGGCNCCGCACAACTGTACGCAAGTATAGGTATGTGCATGACTTGCTAGTTGACTTGTGCTTAATGCTGTTGCGCTTACGGNACCCCCTGAATTTGTCCCACTAACCGATTGTGATTTAAATGCATTTGTAAAAGCAACAGAACCTCCATTAGAGGCTGAACCGCCCACAACACGAATCGTATAGTCATTAAAAGATGTTACTTTTGTCCAACCAGTAGGAGCAGCGGTTTGTGCAAACAACATTGCCGATCCAGCGGCAATTGGCGAGGGGGAATTATATGTAAAGGATTGGCTAGGGAAAGACATTTTTAATTCTTAGTTGCAATAATGGTATCTACATATTGAACCGCTAAATTAATTGGTGTTCCACTAAATGTTGGTTGTGTAAATCCATGACTATGTGCTGAGTTGCAACCGGTAGAATACGTATTAAGGTAGCATGTTCTTTGCTGATAACTACCGCCGCCTCCTAAAAATCCGCCGGCACCACATAGTTGAACACAGGTATAAGTATGAGCATGGCTTGCTAACTGACCGGTACTAATTGATGTTGCTGAAACCGCTCCGCCAGAGTTTGTTCCGGACACCGATTGAGAGGCAAATGCAGTTGTGAAGGCAACGCTACCCCCAGTTCCTGCACTGCCGCTTACAATACGAACCGCATGGTTTGTATATGATGTTACCTTAGTCCAACCTGTAGGCGCANTAGTTTGCTGAAAAAGCATGTTCGATCCCGCCGGAATGGGGGATGGAGAGTTATACGTAAAGGATTGACTAGGAAACGTCATTAGTATTGTCCACCAAAAGCGATTACGTTGAAGTCTGCGCTAGTAGTTCCAACCTGTTCAGAGATATATAACTGATATGTTGGAGGCAATACTAAGTTACTAAATGATGTTGTTGAAGTAAATGCCACAGTTGTTGTGCTTGGGGTGATAGCAGTTACAGCAAGTTCAGCATATAAGAATGAAGTTGTGCCATTATAAATCCAAACATCAATAATGTTAGCTACGGTTGTGCCTTTAGCCTGAATGGTAATTGCGTCAATTCTTGTGCCATTAGTTGACGTAGTGGTAAGTTGAACTAAACCAGTTGTACCTGTGATATTAGCACGAGAAGTAATAGCCGTTGCTGAAGTTAAAGTAGCAATACCGACAATAGGTGTTACTGGAAAAATAGGTGCAATGTTGGCTGCCATTTATAGAAATCCTCCATAATTTTGTTGCGCTACAATTGAATAAGAAAGTGGTACTGCTTCTGAAGGATAATCAACCCACACGTTTACTGTACCCGGAAAAGTAACTGCGCTTCCAGAGTTGCTAGAAGACAAAATAGTATTACGAGTCAACAGAGTTGTTGATAAAGTATAAGTACCAACACCAACCTCCCAATTGGTGCCATCACTTGCAGTATAGTACGTAGCATTTCCATCTCCTATGACAGAAAATGCTTGAAAGCCAACAGGAGTTCCCGTTAGACTAAAGCTAACAGTAGTGTTGGCTGTTCCAGACTGCTGAACTCTATCGGCTAAAACAAAAGCCATAAAAGGCTCCTAATTAAGACGTTGCAGTAGTTGTATATGTAACAGCGATTGAGTCACCGTTAGCTACAATTTTTGAACCGCCGGTAAATGTTCCAGCGCTATACAAAATACCAGCAGTTGTATCTTTGGTAGCAGATGCTGAAGCGCCAGAGTTAATGAAGCAGCCAAATACAGTGCCAGAACTTGTCATAGCAAATGTCAAAGCACCAGCAGCTTTGGATACAATGTTGCTTGGTGATGCAGAACCGTTGCTTGTAGCTGCGGACCAGTTAGGAGCTTGACGATTTCCAGTGTATGTTGGGTTGTTTGATCCACCAACCTCAATCCAACCAGTGTGAGAGGAAATGGTATCGGATGCAAAATAGTTTGCAGTAGCAGAAGCACTACCTACTAATCCTAAATAGTTAGCACCAGATGATGTGCCACCACCAGTACCAGTTGCGCCAAAATAGTAATCAAACAAAGCGCCTTTACCAACTGCAGTAACCAAATTGGGAGCTTTTTCTTCCCACTTTAGATTGCCGTTGCTGTCATAGCACTTGACATCATAAAAACCTTGAACTCCCAAAAATTCCTCAGATCCAGCACCACGAGTTACCGCAGCGGCACTGATATCTCCATAATTCGATTTTTCCATTTAAAACTCCTTAACTAATTGTCAGTACTGCAGTGGTTGATGTTGCCGTTGGGAAAGTAACGGTAAACGTATTTGAGCTGGTAATAGTGCTACCAAAGTTCAAAATAAAGCAAGCCGCCCCAGTGGTGCTATTATAAACTAGCGCACCATTTGCGGAAAGGCTCCCAGACCAAGAAACATTGTTAAATGAGATATAAGCCGTATTATTGGTTGTATCTTGGGTAGGGGGATTAGATATGGTTAAAGCCTGTCCACCAGCCGTATATCCTGACCCAACAACTTCGTTTGTGCTGGTATAGGCAGTGGTTGTATTATCAAGGTTCGCATTTCCATTATATAAAGCTATTTTGTAGGCATAAGGAGAAGTTAAAGTAAAGTTTTCCAAACCAGACAAAATGTTGGATTTAAACAATGTAGTTTGAGTTTGAACTATTGGCATTATGTATTAACCTTGAGTTTAGTCTGACCATCACGGTAAGCATCACCACGCTCCAGACCATCACCAAGACGTTTCATTTCACTAAGAGCTTCTTGGAATTTGTCTTCGTAATATTTAATAATGTCTTGTTCTTGCTTTTGGAAAAGCATAGCTTCCCGCATAGCTCCATAAAATAGTATTGGATCGTAGTTATCTCCAAGCCAGCTTTGACCTTGAGCATTATTGACAGTAGCGACTCCAATAGAAAAACCAGAGCC